AATTCAGACGGGATAATTTTTAATAGCACAACGCATGCAGCAATTGAAATGTCAAAAATAATAGGAGTAAAGGCCCACCAAGGGATAATATCAATGTCCGCAACAGGCAAAAGAAACAACGCATACGGTAAAACATGGTCTTACGATTTAAACGTTGTGCCTGTTTTTATTCCGACTAAATATTCATGCAAAAAAATACTGTGTGATAACGGAATGATTTTTGAATCGGCAAGCGACGCCGCAAGGTGGGTTCGATCATGGCGAGGGTCAGCCAGCGTAAGTTGTATAACGGAAATCGCAAGACTCCAAGATACAACCAAAAAAGCTTATGGCTTCAAGTGGAGATATGTAGATGAAATTTGATCCAACCATTAGCGTATATGGCGACACGTCCTTTAGGGGTGATTGTCCAGTTGAATCGGCAGAACAGATCACGTTCTTCAACACGCTGCGGCGCGTCTACCCGGACACGTTCGGGCGTATCGCCATCCATCCGCGCAACGAAGGGAAAAAAAGCCACTTCCAAGTATCGAGGGAGAAGGCCGAAGGTATGACGCCTGGGGCTAGCGATATCGTCGTGCCTGGCTCGCCTGCTTTCGTGTGTGAGCTAAAGCGCCGCGATCACACGCAAAGCGCATGGCAGAAAGGGCAAAAGGAATACTTGGCAGCCGCCAAGGAATGCGGGGCGTTCACCTGCGTAGCGCTAGGGTGGGAAGCGGCGTGGGAGGCGATGAAAGAATGGGAGAAATTGCAGACAATATAGGCGATGTATTGGCGGGGAAGGCTAGCCACGACGTTCTAGGCCCGTCGTGGCGTGCAGATTTATCAATGCCAATTTACGAAAAGGCGTGCAAAATCCTAGCAATGCCGTTAGAGTTGCGACGTGCAGCGATAGAAGGCCACTGCGACTTAGTAGCAGGACTACTAAAGGCTGAGGTTACGCGGCTCAATAAATTATATAAAGGGAGGCTTCAATGATCAAAATTACCAAAGACGCGCTATTGCCAGCGATCCAATTTGCTGCAAGCGCAACAAAACGCGGCGGAACCATGCCGATTCTGTCGAACCTGCTTATCCGGGTTGTAGACGGCACGCTAAGCGCTACAGGCACCAATCTAGAATCGGAGATTACCGCGCGTACGCCCTGTGACGAGGCAGTCGATACAGAATTTACAGTGCCGGCAAAGAAGTTTGTAGACGTTGTAAAAGCAATGCAAGCCGGCGCCGATATTAAACTCGACTTTGACGGGCAAAACCTTGTCATCAAGTCTGGCCGCAGCAAGTTCAAGCTTTCCACGTTGCCGGCTGTTGACTTCCCGGATACTCGCGCAATCAACGTATCGAGCAAAGTCGAGATTGATCAGCAGGTGTTTAAGCAGCTCATTGGCAGTGTTAGTTACGCTATGGCCAAGCAAGACGTGCGATATTACCTCAACGGTATGTTGATTGATATGGACGGCGGGAAGTTCACAGTCGTAGCCACAGACGGCCACCGTCTGGCATTGCGTGAAACCGTGATCGAATCGCAGGAAAAGAAGTCGATTATTGTCCCTGCTGACACGATCAACGAAATGGCAAAGATTCTGAAAAGCGGGCCGATTGTCCTTGAAATGTCGGACAACTCAATTCGAGTCGATAACGATCATTTCAAGTTTGTCAGTAAATTGATTGACGGCAAGTTCCCCGACTATCGCCGCGTTATCCCGACTGGCGGCAATTGCAAAATCGTCGTTTCGCGCGACGGGTTGCTGCACACGTTGTCGCAGGTTGCAATTTTATCAAACGAAAAGTTCCGTGGCATTCGGCTAACTGCTGATGGCGATTCGATCACAATTGCCGCGAATAATCCGGACAATGAGACAGCGGAATCGGTAATCGACGTGCAATACAACGGCGATCCCATCGAAATTGGCTTTAACGTGCAATACCTCATGGATGCCGTCAATTCCATTTCAGCACAAGACGTCGAGATTGTCTTGCGTGATGCCAACTGCTCGGCTATTGTACGCGAGCTAGGCGACGAGTCGTCTGTGAACGTCGTAATGCCGATGCGCTTGTAATTATTATTTGCCCCGGTTTTCCGGGGCTTTAGGGGGTTGGTGTGGATTACAACGAATTTATCAGCGGGAAGCTGGCGGCGTCTGTGCCGACCGGCCTAGATGGGCCTTTTGATTTGCCAGAGTCGTTATTCCCGATGCAAGTAGATCTTGTGGAGTGGGCATTAAAGCGTGGCCGCGCCGCAATCTTTGCAGATACAGGACTAGGCAAAAGCCGTATGCAAGTAGCGTGGGCGGACGTGGTTCACCGCATGACCGGGCTTGACGTAATGATCCTGGCGCCGCTAGCAGTTGCCCAGCAAACTGTCGCAGAAGGCGCCCAGATTGGCGTACAGATCACACGATGCAAAGAGCCTGGCGATGTAAAGCCGGGCATTAATATCACCAACTATGACCGCGTGCATAAGTTCGACTGCTCGCGTTTCGGCGTTGTTGTGCTTGACGAGTCAAGCTGCATTAAGCATCACACGGCAAAGACTTTGCAAATTCTTATCGAGTCGTTTGGTCACTGCCAGTACAAGCTGTGCGCCACGGCCACACCTGCGCCGAACGACTGGACGGAGCTAGGCACGCATGCCGAGTTTCTGGGCATTTGCAGCCGAGCGGAAATGCTGGCCGAATACTTTGTGCATGACGGCGGCGAAACGCAAACATGGCGACTCAAGGGTCACGCCCGGCACTTGTTCTGGCGCTGGGTTGCTAGTTGGGGCGCAATGATCCGCAAGCCATCTGATCTAGGCTATGACGATGCCCTTTACGCACTGCCGCCGCTAAACGTGTTTGATCATCTGGTAGAAACAGACGAGGCTAAGATTGCCGACAATGGCATGCTTTTCTCGCTTGAGGCCAGCACATTGTCGGAGCGGCGCGAAGCCAAGAAGGCCAGTCTAGACAACCGTGTTAACGCACTCGCGTCAATGGTGAACGACAGCGCTGAAACGTGGGTTATCTGGTGCGAGCTGAACGCCGAGGCCGACGCATTGCGCGCCGCTATACATGACGCAGTAGAAATTCGCGGCCCCGATGATGCCGATTTGAAAGAGCGCCGTCTTGCTGAATTTTCAGCGGGTAACATCCGCGTATTGATCACAAAGCCGTCGATTGCGGGCTGGGGGCTGAACTGGCAACACTGCTGCAATACTGCATTCGTCGGCGTGACTGATAGTTTTGAGGCGTATTATCAAGCCATTCGCCGCTTTTACCGATTCGGGCAAAAGAACGAAGTAAACGTGCATCGATTCACAAGCCAGCTAGAACGCGCCGTGCTGGGCAATCTTGAGCGCAAGCAAGCCGACTCCATTGCCATGGGCGAATCGCTTGCAGCAGAAACGCGCGCCGCCGTTACTGCTCAAATAAAGGGTGCGTCAAAAGCGACTAACGCATACAATGCGGCCCACAAAGTAAAAACGCCATCATGGCTAGTATCGGAGGTTGCACAATGAACTGCATCAATCAAGTAGTGACAGACCAGTACGCAATTTATAACGGTGATTGTGTCGAGGTAATCGCAGGACTTCCCGACAATTCGGTGGACTATTCAATTTTTTCGCCTCCATTTTCTTCGCTGTACACATACAGCAATAGCCCGCGCGATATGGGCAACGCCCGAAACGATGGCGAGTTTTTCGATCAGTTCCAATACCTGATTAAAGAACTCGCGCGCGTAATGAAGCCTGGCCGTAATGTTTCATTTCATTGCATGCAATTGCCCACCAGCAAAGAGCGTGACGGCTACATCGGACTAAAGGACTTTCGGGGGGATCTGATTCGGGCGTTTCAGGGTAACGAGGCGGCAGAATTTCATGCCGTTATTCGCCGCATTCAGCGCCGAATGGTTGAGGCCAACGCAAATAGCGAAATTGCGCGATTTATCAAGCTTGAAAGGGTGTGCGTTGACTTGCAAGACGAGATCGCTAGCTACCCGTCGGCATCCTGCTTTATCTACGCCAGCGAAGTAACAATCTGGAAAGACCCAGTGACGGCCATGCAGCGCACCAAGGCGCTTGGCCTGCTTCATAAAACAGTCCGTGGCAATGGCAGTTTTAGCCGCCAGGGTATCCCGGATTTTCTAGTCACTATGCGCGCTCCGGGTGATATTGCCGTTGACGACAAGGTGCGCCATTATCGCAACAACGCCGAGCTGATGGACGTGTGCGAAAAAGAAGGCAAGGACTACGACGAGCAAGAGTGTAACGTTTTGCCAGTAGAAGAATGGCAGCAGCTCGCTAGTCCGGTGTGGATGGATATCAACCCTAGCGATACCCTGCAATACCGTTCGGCACGCGAACATGACGACGAGCGCCACATTTGCCCCTTGCAGCTTGAAGTAATCCGTCGGGGCATCAAGCTATGGACTAACCCCGGCGACGTGGTGTTGACGCCGTTTCTAGGCATTGGCAGCGAAGTTTATACCGCAGTCGAAATGGGCCGGCGCGGTATTGGCGCGGAATTGAAAGAGTCGTACTTTGGCCAGGCTGCAAAGAATATCGCAGGACTTAGCCAGCAAACGGATATGTTCGCAATCTAACCCACCCGCCCGCGTTTATCGCGGGCTTTTCATTTCCTGCCACGCCGCTAGCTTTGTCTCTAATCGCAGGACTCGCTTTCGCAACTCTGAAACAAGGCGTCCAGAAGCGGCGTCAAGCTCGGCTCTTTTTCCAACATCCACGCCGGATAGATTGGTTCCGGGCAACTTGGGGCACTGTGCATTGATGTACACGCGCTTAGGCTCGCGAGCATCAATATCAGCGATACCGGCCTGCATCTTTTCATAAAAATATTGTTCAACTTTCGCGACCTCTTTTTGTGCCTTTGCGGCTACCATTTGGCGTTTTTCTGCCTGAACCTGTAGCCCTTGAGCTGCATCCGCGCGAATATCGCTTATTACGGCAGAGTGGTAAAGCCACATGGCGAACAATCCAGCCGTGAAAATGCCGCCGTATTTAGCCGCCGATAAATAGGACACGTTCCGCCTCCCGTCTACGCACAAGACCATCAAGCTTCTTTCCGCCAGCATTAACCCACCGCCCGAACTCGACACTAGCATCCAGCCCGGCGTTTAGCTTTCGCAGCAATGTGCTGGACTGTAATGCGCCTATGCCAAGGTTAAACGCAAAGGACACTAGCGCGTCATATTGCCCTTGAAAAATAGGAACGTTAACGGCTTTGTTTACGCCACGCTGAAAGCGTGCCAAGTCCTGCATTAAAAACGATTCAGCTTGCGCAACCGTGATTACGTCGCCAGGCTTTACGCCTTCAGTGTGGCCGTAACCAATAGTCCACACGTCAGCAGGGCATTTGTAAGCCTTTAGACGCAAGCCCTCGAAGTCTTTTATTAGCTGGATGCCGCGCTGGGATATTTTCATGCACTAATTATAGCAAACCGCTTGACGCGCCAGCGTTACGGGTAAATAATGGGCACAACTTAACGAACAACAGGGAAACATCACATGCCAATCATGACTTACAAGCAGATTTGCCGCGAAATTCACGCCCTTTGCGCCCAAGCTGACGAGCCAACAAACCACAACCGCGCGTTCGAGTACAAGCGCGCGTTTAGCTCGGTTTGGTTCGCCCATAAGATCGGCGCGCTTACCGATGGCCAGTACATGAGCCTTCACCGGGACGTAGCGGATGCTTTCTATCTTGAAACCTCAGAAGATCGGGCAGACCGTTTCCTCGAAGGCAACCAGTGAAACAGATAGTTCTGGTGGGTTGCTATGCAACCCTAGTTTCATGGGCAATATTAGGAGTAGCGGTGTGGATGTTTACATAGCGATTAAGGAAATCATGTCGCGCGCATCGTTGCGCGAATTGGGCGATGCAATCCGAACGGCTGCGAAGTTTGGCGATACAAAAAGTGTTGCTATGTTTAAGCGTGAGATTGAGCGGAGGATGGGGGAATGAGTGATTATCCAGCATGGATAAAAAACGCAAAATTAGCTGCAAAGGCTGAATTGTTACGCCTTGATTTTTTGGCCACAATGGGGATTATATCCTACGTCCCAAGCCCTGCGCCATCTAATGGCGTATACAGCGCTGATCCGCTGGCGTGCTCAGGTTGCGTGAGTGGCTGCTTTCGATGCGCGCCAGACCATGTTGAGGAAGCGCGCAAGGTGGTCAGCGTGCCGCTTGAAACCCAACAGTACAATCTGAAAGCGATGGCGAAAAACTACGCGGACGGCCATCGCTGGGATCACCTGGACAGCGAAGCGTGCATCAAGGCAGCGAATGAGATTGCGGAACTCCGCGCACTGCTGGCCGGGGGTGATCAGTGAGCGAACAAATCGAACGATTTGATCCATCTGAAGTCCTGACCGACAGGTGGGAGATGGGCAGTATGGAGTCGGCGGATGACGGTGATTATGTCAGATGGGAAGACTACGACCAGCTCGCCGCCGACAACAAAAGGCTGCGGGAGGCGTTGAAATCACTAGACCACCACAACGACAACCCTGCGCGTTACGACTCATATATTGATGAGGTTATCAAATACGCTCTTTCAGGCCACCCAAAATGACCCCCGCCCAACAATCCCGAATAACCGCCGCCGAACAGGAATACGGCGAACCATTTGCCGATATTCTTGCAGGTTTCGCGGCGGACGGTTGCAACCTATCAGTCACGTCTGGTGCGCTTGACATACCGTATGAGTCGTTTCGTCGATTGTTGAAAGAGTTGGCAGAATTAGGCGTAGTAATCGATTGGCCATGCCCGTATAAATCGCGGCAGCCAACTGAATTTGTTATGACCGAACGACGCCTTGAATCAAATCGCCGCACGGTTAAAATTGCCCACGCGGCCAGCATGATCCATTGGCGCAAACAGCCGCTAGGCACGCGTGAGAGCTTCGAGCAAGTCGTTAAGATGCGTAACGACGAATGCCTGACGTGGGCCACGATTGCAGCGCGTCTAGGCGTAGACCTAAGCACAGTTATGCGAGCGCGCAAGCGTTACGTGGTGCCAGACCCGCTAGGCAAGACACTGCAAGTCAACGCAAGAAAACTCATCAACGAGCGAAACGCGCAGAAAAAATCATGATCGATCCACGATTAACTAACCCGACATTCATAGCTGGCAAATTAGCTTATTGGCAGGAAGTACCACATGACGCAATTAACCACTGTGCGCCAGATATTGCAGCAGCATGGCTTGACGGATGGCGAGAAGCAAAAAGTGAGCATATGCTTGTGCGCTCACGAATTGCAGGGGACAGGCGCCGTGTTTCTTCGGTCGATGGGTGTGTTGTGGTGCAATGAGTGTCGGGGCTGGCAGTTGATTCGCAAGCCGGTATAACCCCGGTTATTAGCCGGGGCGCCCGTCAATCCGGTGCATTGTCGTCATCTGAGTACACTCGGGGGTCGTAATTTACTCCCGAAACACTAACACCCATCCCGCCGCTCGGGCTAATCTCGGTTATCAGCGTTGGATAATTCCATCGCGTAACAGGGCCAAACAGTAAGTGCGGCGGTTCAATCGTTAGCGACAAATCCGGCACAAAATCAAGCGGCCCCGGAATTGTTAGCCGGTAATCATCGACACGGGTCGCAGTGTAAGGCCCGCTAAGGCGCCCGTCTGGCTTGCGCAATGCAACCACGTGAACGCCACCGGCTGACCAGTCGAGCGGCTCAGACGACACTAGCAAGTGACCCGCGCCCATAGTCGCGATACCATAAAGGATTGCGCTTTGGCCGTAGCCTGGCACGTCGTCACCGCAAGCCACATAGCTCAAATAACTACTGTTTAGGGCGTCCCATTCGGTATCAAATTTGTGCGCATATCGGCGGTAAGCATGCGAGCGACGACGGCGCATACCGATACGCCAAGCTTTTGTGCGGTTAACTACGCCCTCGACTTGCATCGTTTCAACGCGCAATCCCAAGTCACCCGGCAGCCGACACTGCACAGTTTCAACCTGCCAGGTTCTGCTGTCGGTATATTCCACATCCACGCCGTCGAAATCGTCGCCGCTAAGCGCGGTAAACTCGCGAGTCATTGGCCCGGTCATATTCTGCGGCGTATACATGTGATCGAAAGCCGCGCGCGGCTCGTCTCGGGCCGGCTTGATTTTGCCCCGGTCGATTGTCATCTCCGCGAACCCTGCGCGCAATGCGTTATTGATTTCGCCTTTAGCTGTAGATGATTGCGCCGTTGCGTTGTCGTAATAGTCGCCGCGCGCGTCCCATATGGCGCCAAGCCGGTCTAGTTCGTCAAGGTCTAGATCGTCGTCAGTGTAGCCGATGGTTTTAGCTACATGACGCACCCATGCCGCGATACTGCGAGTGGGCTGCTCGCCAAGTTCTACGCCATTCTCGCGCACGGGAAGTATGCGTGTTGCATCAACTCGGACTAGCTGCTCGGACTGAGCTGCAATTTTGCCGCCGCCGCGTAGCTTGACAGTCATGGTAGTGGCACCCGCGTATGAAGTTGGCGCGACTAATTTTGACCGAAGGCCGTACCATTGAACGGTGTCTTGCACGCTAGGGTTAGTTGATTTTGCGCCGATACGCCGTAGCCTAACTTCGGGCCGAAATGCAGATGGCAAGTTGATTACTTTTGTATATCCTAACTGGTCTTGAGTGTTGTTTGAATATTGATCTGTAACGCTTACCCAATCTCCCGATGTGGCGATATCCCTATACTGGATGTCAACCGTTACCAGTGCGCCTTCAGGATAAAACGGCGGCGCAATCCAGCCATCTTTTCCTATATATATCAGTCCGCCCGGAAAGAACACGTCTACTTCAATCGTATTGGTTACTTCGCCCTCTGGACAAGCGGCAAACGGCCCAGAAAAACCACCCTCCAGAGAAGATTCATCAAGCGCAATAATTGCATCACCGATAGTTGCATCGGTAAACCCTAGCCAGTCTTCATCGGTCGCGCCGGTACTTGTTAGGCGCTCAAGAGAAATAGTGTATTCAGCGGCAGCCGTGATCCTGTATCGCAGCCCGCGCGGCCCGATAGTCGCGCGCATGGCGCCGATAACTAAGCCAGTCGCAGGGTCGCCATTTGAGTAATTCAGCGTAAGAGTCCCGGCCATATTATCGACGGTATCGACAATATAAAGCCCTTCGTTATCGCCTACAATTTCGATAAGGTCGCCAGCAACTAAGCCAAGCTGCTCAATGTCGCCGCTGATAACGTCGCGAACGCCCACGCCAACGCCGTCCGTGACGGTGTAGTTATATGGCGCTTCAATGCGAACAATCATTCCTGATTCCCAAGAATCGGGGAAACTGCCAGCGCCGGACGGAATGGTAATTGAATCGCCGCTTAAAATGTATGAGGAAGCATCAGCAACAGGCTCGGCACTGCTTGAAACTGTCAATTCAAGCCCAGCGGTGCCTGTAGACGTTGCGCCAACCTCGGTCGCGCTATGCCACCAAACGGCACGCGGATCAGCGGCTACTGACTCGCCAGGCTCATATATTTGATAAGACGCATCGTCGCCAAGCGAAATAAGCGGAGTATCCCCAACAAGCACGCGGCTTGCAGGCACCACCATTTTGCCTTTGCCGATACATAAGTGGGTTTCAACAACTTGCGCGCGCGGCGATTCAAAATAACGGTGCAGCGGGATCAAGTAGTCAGGATATACAGGCCGCGTTCCTGCAATTTCGCGGATAGGCGAGTTGATCTTGATCTTGTTGCCCTTGATGCTGGCCTCGTCAAGATTGCTGCCGCCTGCATTCTGTTGATTTCTCTGCTTTGGGATGCTTGGTTGTAGCAGGATCGCAGCGGCAACGGCAACGCCGGCGACGATAAGTGCAATCGTCGCAATCTCTAGCCCCTTGGCCTCCGGGTATATCCGCACCACGTCGCCCGGACTAAACTCGGTATCCGCCCATCCTTCCGGCGCAACTAGCCCGCCGTTAAGCGTTACGCTAATCGGCGGCGATTCACGGAACTCATAGCCGGGGACGTTAGCCGACAGCCACGCCGCCACGCTCATGCGCGTATACGTTTCGTGTCGCTCTAACGGCTCGCCTTCAAGCTTGGACGGGTAGACTTCAATTGTCATTATTCGGCGTCTCGATAATATATAACGCGGGCATACGGAGCCTCGAAATCTTTGATCTTGCGACGACGCGCGCCGGTCTTTGGGTTGATTTCTAGCACTTCAAGCCGGCCTTCGATTTCCATGACGACGCCCACATGTAACATTAGCGCGCCACGGAATACACAAGCAATTGCGCCCGGCTCTGGCTGGCACTGCTGCATTGTATCAGCCTCGGCCCTGTACGCCTCCGTGAACTCACGTGGCATCGTATTGCGAACATTGCCCCATGATGGCAGTAGGCGTTTGCCGTAGTGCTTGTGGCGGACTTCTCGGACAAGCCCCCAGCAGTCATAGAGTAGCGGCCCTCGCGAGCCGTCCTCATATTCTGCATTCAAGTAATGCTCAACCCAATGACTCACAAATAACGAACCCCCGGCGAAAACCCAAGCGTATAAAGATCACGCGGAAACCTTGTATTAATCACGTCGAAAAACCCGGCGCGAATATTGAGCGTAGTTCCCTGCATTGATCCGGCCTGCACAACGAACCTATACGGCGTTTCAGCGGGGAACGATAGATCACTCGACACATATACTCGACACGTCATCATCACGCGCTCACCGGCTTCTAGCGCCTCGTCAATGCGCTGCTGTGCAATGCCTAGCACGTTGTCTATTGCGAACTGTAGCGACTGCCCGCCAGTGTTGTTCTTCTTGGGTAGCGCGACGTCAATACCCGCCGCCTCAAATTCAAGAATACGCGCGTCCTCCGTGACGCACGTTTGATTCTCGAATCCCTGGCAGATAAGTATCGGCGCCGCCCAAGCCGCCGAGGCAAGCTCTAACGTGATGATTCTCACGTCAGGGCCAGCGCTTGCGTATAGGGTTTCTAGGATGGTCACTGATTTATCCCGATATTAAGTTGCTTGGCGATAAAAATAAACCACAACTTACACTATTCTGATATTCCTGCCTTCGAGAATCGTAGTCATTGTCCCGGCGCCAGAATTAGAAGAAAACTCAGTCCCTATCTGGGATGCAAGAATATTCCGACCCACAAGATGCGTTGTACCAGAAGGCCTATTAACTTTAACTATTGCGGACCCAACGGGTACGCGCGCCGTTAAATTCTCCACGTTAATTATTAGCTCGGAGTTGCCCGCACTTTGGCCTCCAATATTTATTGCGTTACTCGTAAGATTTACGCTGTCGGATTGATTAATGTTTTTTAAGTCAATAACCCCGTTTTTTTGGTAGTAAACGGCAATATCTACAAGGCTTACGAGAGGGTTAGCTCCAGTCCTAGAAATTCTAACACCATCAACTTTTACCCCTGCTATATATCTTACGGGTGTTTCTTGACGTGATCCTGTTAGCTGAATGATCCGCTGCGGGACAGAGCCTTGATATAAGCATTCGATATTTTCAATCAGACCGCCGCCCGTCTGAAAATCGATTTCGGGCATGCTGCCTTGGCGTGTTATAGAGACAATTTCATTGTTGCGCTGAAAGTGTGTCCCGATTATTTGGCCAAACTCCATCTGCGACTTTATTGAACGACCACCGCAGTTCTTAAACTTTCCACCAAAAATAGAGAAGTGACTAGGAAACGGGGTTGCGGAGCCATCGTCCTCATTGGTAAACAGGACAATCCCGTCTTGATCCACAGTATAAGCAGGGTCTTCACTGTATACCCCGTCAACATAAGGGTGAATTATCGTAACCTCTTGCGGAGCCAAGGTCATTGCCGTAATTGAAATGCCGGCAACCCCTCGAAAGCCGATTACTCCAGCGCCTTCGGCCATTTTTACGTTCCGCACATCCGGGCGGACAAGCATTATATTTCTGTAGCCTCCTCGAATACGAATGCCTGTCCCACCCACTGCAAATACGTCGCTAGTACGGTAGATATTACGAACGCGCAAACCTTCCGCGTACATATCTGAATAAAGCGACGTGCTAGAATTTACAAAGTAAATACCGCTAAACGCTTTTAAATTGGCATCTATGGTTAGTTGTCCGGTCAAATGTACGTTAAACCCAACAGTGGCAATCTGGATCATTGTTTCGATGCTTGAGGCTGAGTCAAGCTTAATAGTTGCCCCGTTAGATGACCACATTAAATTACGAGTAAGGGTCTTAGTGATTCCAGACGTAAGGCGGTAAACTTTGCTGTCATCGCCCCAATAGACTGGTCCGCCATCCGCAATTGCCGCCTGAACCGCCTCAGTATCATCAGCAACCCCATCACCAGCAGCGCCGAAGTCTTGCGGGCGGACATACTCAGACGACAGCGCAAGAATATCAGCCTCAACTGCGGCTATTGCAGACTCAGCAGAACCTAATGCGACTTCTACAGTTGTCGATCCGTACCCGACAAGGCCTGCCCCATCATCCGCCGCCAAATCCTGCCGCAAAACATCATCAGCAGAAAACAGGTTAAACAAATCCTCATCGCCACCAACCCATGTGCCGGTAGTGGTAAACGGGATAGAGCTAGGCGCTGGGCGATAGAAAAAGCCATCTCGCGCCATGTACTGGTTGTAAGCGGTGAAATCAATCCCGCTCGCATAGTTGCCAAGCGAGACAAAGCCAGAATCTGTCAAAAACTGCTGAAACTCAGTTTCCCGCCCAGACTGAGCCAAATTAAACTCAGTCTCCATGCCGCTCCACGCCTTACGCAATACGCCTTTACGGTCTGTAAACGAGGGCGCAATAGCGTTCATGCCTTCGTCGAAGTTGCTGGCGTTGTCGTAAAGGTCACGCGGGTCTGTCGATCCGACCGGGTTGCCGGTGTTATATGTATTGGTCATGCCGCTGGCCACTCCTGATTCATTGCAAAGTCGAAGACATTCATGTTTGTTTGGTATCCCCATTCCGGCCATTCTTGATTCATGGCGCGGTCGAAAATATCAGACAGTAAAACAAATTCTGGGGCAAATTCAGCCCATCCATCAGCTAACAAAGGCCGCTCCCTAAATTCCGCCCGTACATTATAACCCCAATGACGAACGCCTATTCTGCGCGGGCCAATCACCGATGAAGTAAATCTAACTTGATGCTCAAACAAGCCAAGAGGAGTGCGCAAGGTCATATCAAACCATGCGGCGCCCGCTACTTGCGCAGACCAAGCCTCAAATAGTTGCGCCTGCTGGTCGTCGAGAATCCAGCTTAATTGCGGATATGAAGTAACAGAAGTAAACGATTGCCGTTGTCTTGCGCGGCCTGACTGCATCTGAGTGCGGACGATGTTATTCTCAGGCTCGGACGTGTAGCCTTCTTTTAGCGGGTGCGGTAACTGCGAAGGGTACTTAATCACTGGCCTACCCTCGAAGTTCCGTAAGTTTGTTCAATTGCGCGGGACGCGGGGCCTCCGCCGCGAATATCAGCAACAAAGGCCGTAATCATTTCGCTGCTTCCTTCGCGCTTTTGCTCAACTTGACCGGCCTTTGATTTATCTTCGATCAGTGTAACATTTACAGTCACACCACCCGAACCGCCGCCCTGTGCGTCTTTATTGCTAACGACTTCGCCGCGTGTGTTGGGCATCATGTACTGGCGCCCGTTTGCCGCGTTGAAAATCTCGGGGCTGCCGGTTTCGTTTACGCGGTACATTTGGTCGGATTGTACTGGACCGCCTAGTGCCTTACCGGACATAGCGACACTGCTAATACTGCTGACAATGCTACTAGTTGCGGCTGCAACAGTCGCCATTGCGCCCAAGTTTGCGGGAAATGGCAATGCAGCGGCGGCGGCGATACCTTGCTGAATCTTGATTGCAGCGTCGGCAATTGCAAACGCCTTGGACGCGGCAAACATTACCTTGTAGATTCCCGACTGCTCGCCAGCAAACTGGCCGGCAAGTGATGCCATGGAGTCAAACCCGCTAGCTGCTGTTTGCAGCATTACAGAACTTTTGGCTTGCTCAATCTGTGCGATTCGATCAGCGTGACTTTGGGCCATATCCTCTTCAAGCTGATAATATCCGCCAGTCACTTCAAGCTGTAATGCCTTAGCCTCGTTAAGCCGTTCAAGCTGACTTGCATATCTAAGGTTTTCTGCTTCGGCTTCTGCTTCGTATCGTGCCGCCTGATCATCAAATGCGCCACCAGACAGAGGATCAACTTGGCCGGTGATGGTCTGGGTTATGGATTGATCAGTTGTGCCGAATGCCTCGCGCTGCTGCTGTATCTTCTTTTCAGCATCTGCTTGCATGTTGAATGCATCAATCAACGACAGCGAAGATTGCGCGGCTCTAATTTGCTCGTCTGTTGCACCGGCCAGTTGAAGTTTGTAGATTTCCAGCTCGCTACCAACAATATCTAGCGTGTCTGCCTGGAATTGCAGCGCGGCAACCTGGTCGCGGATTGATTCGGCTGCTCTTTCGGCCTCAGACTGACCGCCGCCACCGGACGACGTAGCAGCAGGTCCGGCAAGTGTCGGTTCTTCGGATGCTAGTGGTGCGCCCGATTTACGACGCCCAAGTTCTGCATTGATTTCTTGCAGGCGCTTTTTGTAGGTTTCAATTTCTGTGCCGGCTGCTTCGGCGGCATTTTCTTGATTAGCCAGCTCGCGCGCCCACGCTTCGGCGTTTGCGCTATTTGGAAATTCCTTTAGTTGCTTTTTAAGCGACTCAATAGACGCCGCTGAATTAGACGCCGATGCGCCCAGGCCCTTGAGTTCTTCTAGCTTTTCGGCGACTTCAATTTTATTTAATCGTAACGCCGCATCGCCAAGATCGTTTACCGCTTTTGCCAACAGATCGACGGGGGGTTTTGCGTCTTTAGCCGAAGTCCCGAACGTATAAAGAGCGGTGGCGGCGAGCAAAATAACGCCCACCGGACCGCCAAGTAAAAACATGGCCTTGTTTAGTACGCCCATCACAATGGCACCGCGTGTTGCTACGGTGTTTGCTGCGTTCTGGGCTGCGGCATATACGCCGGATGCTTGAGCTGCGCGCGTCTGAGCTGCTACTAGGGCGTTAGCGGCTATTGCGTGGGCGTTAGTACCCTTGGCCGCTTCAAACTCTGCGCGAGCCACGGCAAGCGCTGCAAGCGCCGAAGCTTTCTCAACTGTTGCGCGGCGTAGTGACCCCGCTACAGCTGCCTGATCTGCTGCAATGCGCGCCATAGTTGCGCTAATCGCCGTGGTCTGGGCTATCGCGTATGCGCCGAACGATTGCAGCAGGCGCCCGGCGATAACGGCAGCTACTGCGGTTGCAGCGGTTGTCAGGCTATTAAGAAACGCCGCCATCTTCTCCGAGTCCTGCCCGAACTCAAGCATGGCGTCAGCGGCGGCAATGATGCCGTTGGTCAGTGTTTGCAGTCCTCCCGTTTGTTCTTCGATTGCGACCAGTACGGCAGTTAGCGCGGTTTCGCTGCGGACCGCTGCGTCTCGCAGGTTGTTAGACATGCCAGCAGCCGCTTGGGCGTTCGCGTCCAGCGACTTGCGCAGACCCTCGGTTAGTTGCTGGGCAGTGAGCTTGCCAGTAGCGCCAAGCTTGCGGATTTCTGCGGAAGTCTTGCCGCTGGCCGTGGCAATGTCGTCAATAACAGACGGGATCGCGCTAGTGATGGTTTCCCACTGATCAGCAGCTACTTTGCCAGTGTTGACCGATTTCGACAGCGCGGAAATTGCAGCATTGGCACGGTCAGCAGATGTGGCGTTTTTCACGAACGACAGCGCCATGGAGTCGGTCACGTCTAGCGCTTGCTCTGTGCTGTAACCCATACTGCGCAGACTGTCAGCGGTGCGGATATACAGCTCTTGCGCTTCCCCGAGTGAACGGTAAGTAGCGTTCGCGGACGCGAGCAGGCGCCGCTGTACCATCTCGAACTCTTCCTGGCTAGCGGTCGCCATCTTGACGCGCTCGGACATTTCCTGATAGTTCTGGACAAGCTCGGCCATGCTGCGCAAGGCATTGGCCGCGATAACGGTTGCAATGGCGCCAGCGAGCTTAGAGAGGCCACCAGTCAGGTTCTTAGCTGCCTGATCCGTCTTATCCATGCCTCCCTGCATTTGATCAAAACCAGCGCCTAGTTTCTTCTGAGCTGTAAGGGTTTTGCTCGTTTCGATATCGACCGAGTAATATATGGAACCTGCCTGCTCGCTCATTTTGCTTTCCTGTCGCGTAATTTATTAATGGCAGCCAATCGCGCCATGTTGTGGTCGTGCGTTTCGATGCCGGCTGTTTTGTCGTCGGGTGCGCCAAATTTCGAGCGCATAGCAGCGGCAAAGGTGGTCATAGTGAGCGACCATGCGGCATCTTCCGACATGCCAAGGTGCGCGATTGCAGTAGCCACAAACTCTTTAGCGTCAAAGGTCGCCGAATAGTCTTCCTGTTTAGGATTGCCGCGTGGCTTTACGTCGCCAGTGATGCCGTGCTTTAGCAGTACGCGTGCAAGGTGCGGCATATGCTCGACTGGGATAGCGCCGGGCACATAGGTGCCGTAACGCGTGCCCACATGCCCCACAAGCGGCGTTATGTCGTCATCACAGCAAGCCGCCAGCACGTCTATAGATATCGCGATAATCTGGCGCTCCCATCGGCGGAACGACTGCTCAGGGTAGAACGGGTTTATCACTGGGCCGGAATGCAGGGCGGTGAATAATTCAACGATTTCGGTAGGGCTGCCCAACGAGGACATAGCAGCGAGGCTAGGCCGAAAAAGGTAGTCATGGGTGGCGGTTGAGACGGCTAGCTCACCGGCTGATAATTTTGGGGATGACATACGGGCGGCCTAGGCAAAAATTATTGTCTATTTTAGCATTTAGTTGTTGACGGGCTTTGTGGGCAGCCCTATATTGGGTCCAAGCAAGACAAACAGACAACGGAGCAACAGACATGACAACTCAAGCAAAAAACGAAGAATGCAACAAGGCCCGTGCCCTGGCAGGCTTGATCCTAATGGAAGGCGTAGACGCCATGATTAGTCTGATGCCGTGCGGGCCAGCAGCAGAAGAAATAGCCCGCATGGTTGTTGAGTACCAAGAATCGGTATCAAAAGCCCGACAATTACGGGACGCAGAATAAATCCACCGCCCGCCTAACCAGCGGGCAACCCCAAGGAATCCACATCATGAAACCACTACTGATACTCGCCGCACTATTAACCCTGCAAGGGTGCGCAACCATCGTTAACGGCAGCAAACACGACGTTGACATTCTGTCAGAGCCTACTGGCGCGCAATACATCGTTACCGGCAACGGCGTATCACGTCACGGCGTAACGCCTGCCAGCGAGACGCTAGAAGGTGGCGCGGGCTACTTTAAGCGGGCGTCGTATACGATCGCGTACTCGAAAGACGGTTATGCGGACACGGCAAGCGTTATCAAGCCAACTGTAAGCGGCCGGTATTGGTTCGGGCTGGCAA